GTGGCAAACAACGCTACCTAGCCTACGCTCATGGTATTTAAATACACATGACCCACGCAAGCAGTCAACAACTGTTGAGTTAATCCGTAACAAGGTTGCTTCTGTATCTAGTTACTTAGAACAACTAGGCATTACAGTACAAGGTATTGACCCTGTAACAGGTAAGGCTTTTGATAAGACTGGTTATGTAAGTGGTATTGCACAGGAAGCCGTGAAGAACGGCTGGGATGATAACCAACTAAGAGACTATCTTGCAGGTCAAGCACCTATTGTCTTTACAGGTGGCGGAGAAATTGGTAGTTCACTATCAAAGATTCGTGATACTGCCTATGCATACGGTGTCAAACTTGACCCTACCTATGAGAAGATGATTAACAATTCTTTGCTTGATTCAAGCGATGGTCGTGATGCACAGTATTACATTGCAGAAATGCGCCGTCAGGCTATTGAGAACCCTAACAACAAAGCATTTACAGAGGCGCTCAACTCAGGTCGCACACTGTATGAGGCTACTCGTTCATACCGTGGACAGATGGCTAACCTACTTGAAGTAGATGAAAGCAATGTTAGTTGGGATGACTTAATGGCTAAGACCATTGACAACACCACTGGTGCTGCTCGTACATTTGCAGACTTTACTAAGCAAGTTAAGTCTGACCCACTATGGCAACAGACACGCAATGCTAAGGAAACATACAGTACAACTGCACTTGACTTAGCCAAGATGTTTGGATTGGTAGGATAATGGCATTTATTCCAGGCGTAATGCAATTGGATGGTGGCGAAGGTGGCTACCTTAATATTATTCCTTCACTTGCTGCACTAGATATTCTTGCTGGTGTTAAGGCAGAAGAAACAGTTACACCTACAGTTCCAACTCCAGCATCTTCTGATACAAAACTTACTGCTCAGGCTGGAGCAACTAAGCCAGAAGTTCCTCAGGCTGCTGTTCCTGCAATTGTTGATACAAAGCCAGACCCAACTAAAACTGGTTACACTGATTTAACTGCAGCACAGCGTGCTGCTATGAGTCAACAAGAAAAGATGGACTATTTAAAGGCTGCTCGTGATGCACAAGATGCAGTCGAAGCAGAGGCTCGCGCTAAGACTAACCCAATGTATAACTTTGCTGTTCGTCCAGAGGCTCCTCAAAAAGCAGGAATGATTCAGTATTACAGTTGGCAAGGCGACACAAATTCTGGTCAATGGAGACTTTATGCAGCACCTGACACTACAGAGAATCAAATAAAATATGGTGCTCGTTCAGCAGGCGGAGCAACACAAGCAACACCTGGCAATCCACAAGGCGCTAATGCTCTTGTCAACCCTCCAGTTTGGGACACAACATCAGGAACATGGAAACCTGCTGGATTTGTACCTACACCAACTAAATCAACTAGTACAAATATTAGTCCTAACCAGGATTACTCAGTAGTTAATGGTGTACTTAACTTTAAAGGTTCACCACTTACAGGAACATATAATGGCTATAATTATGTAAATGGTATTAAGCAAGGCGGAAATTCCAACCTATTAACTAATCCAGTACCAGGTTCAAATTATGGTGGCAGTGGCTCAACTACTGACCCATTCACTGTAGATGGTAAACCTTTTACAGGTTCTTTGTTTGGCTCAAACTATAACAATGGCGTTGTAGTAGATACCGCTGCTAAAACAGCAGATGATATTGCCAAGCAAGGTAGACTTGATGCTCGTACAGAATTTTCTAATACTCTTAAGGCTTTAGGTCTGCCTCAGAATCTTGTTGATGAACTAGACAACATGATTAAGCAGGACTACACAAAGTCTCAGATGTATTTAGAATTGCAAAAGACTCCAGCCTGGAAAGAAAGATTCCCTGGCATGGAAGGTCTGGCTAAGGCTGGCAAAGCGGTAGATGCAGGTACATACATCAGCATGGAAAAGTGTTTCTTGCAGACTCTTGATTACTATGGCATTGACAAAAAGATATTTGGAACCACTGCAGAACTTGGTAAGCAGATTGGTAACTTGGTATCGCCTAAAGCATTTGAAGATAGAGTCGCCTTGGCTGCTCAAGATGTTGAGGCTAACCCAGATGTACTTGCAGAACTTAACTTATACTACGGTGTAGACAAGTCTGCAGCCATTACATACTTGCTTAACCCAGAGGTTGGTATTGACATTATTAAGCGCCAAGCCCGTGCTGCAGAAATCGGTGCTAAGGCTGCCAAGTCTCAGTTTGATTTTGGTCAGACTAAAGAAGGCGTTGGCGTTGCAGAATCATTTATCAACGCTGCAGGAACCATGGACTTGCAATCACTTGATGTGGCTTTCCAACAGTCTCGTCAACTTGCTGCTAACCAAGGCAAACTGGCAGCCATTGAAGGTGCAGATTACAACGACCTTCAAGCAGTATCAGCAATTCTTGGTAAGGACCAAGCAGCAATTCTTGATAGCCAACGCCGTGCAGCCCGTGAAGCAGCACGCTTTGGTGGTGGCTCAGGCTTAGGCTCTGGCTCACTCAAGCGAGAAACAGCAATATAAAAGAATCCCCACCGTGACCGACCAGCCCACGGGGGCGTATAAGACTGGGAGCAATAGCCAATTGGGTTTCCCCGAACCCTTTTTGTGGATTGCGAATACAACTAACAAGGGAGATGGGTAGATGGCTACCAATTACGAATACGATGACGAAGATGATGACTTTGGCAATGAGCCACAAGATGTCGTCAAGCAACTACGCAAGGTAAATCGCACGCTAGAAAAGCGTTTGAAAGAACTTGAACAAGAAGCAACCACGCTTAAGACACAAACTCGTCAGCGTACTGTCAAGGATGTTCTATCAGCAAAGGGAATTAACCCAAAAGTCGCAGCATTTATCCCACAGGATATTGATACTACAGAAGAAGCCGTGTCAGCATGGCTTGCTGAGTATGGCGATGTGTTCGGAGTACAGCAGTCAACTGAGGAAACTCAGGCTAAAGAGACTGCAACCGATGCACAGCGCAGAATCCAGAATGTAATGCAAACAGGTACACCACCAGGTGTAGATGAAGATGCACTTGCAAAGATTTTAAATGCTACATCGGCTGCTGATTTGAGTTCCATCCTTGGTGTTCAAACATATAACTAAAAACTACCAATCACCAGGAGGTGAACTATGGCATACACAGATACCTCTGCACTCGCAGGGCTTATCAAAACCGCGTATGACCGCTATGTAGAGTTCGCGCTTCGTGCTCAGCCACTGATTCGTTCAGTTGCAGACAAGCGCCCTGCTCAGCAAGCGATGCCAGGTTCAAGCGTTGTATTCTCAATTTACAATGACTTGGCTGCGGCAACATCCGCACTCTCATCAGAAACAACTGACCCAGATGCAGTAGCACTATCAGATGTTTCAACAGTTTCAGTATCACTCGCTGAATACGGAAACGCATCACTTGTAACTCGTAAGTTACAGTTGTTCTCACTCTCAGATGTTGACCCTGCAGTAGCAGACATCATCGCGTTCAACATGGCAGACTCTCTAGACAAGATTGCAATGGAAACATTGCGTCAGGGTTCAAATGTTATCTACGGTGGAAGCCGTACATCAACAGCAACAATCACAGCATCAGACACAATCACTGCAGCAAACATCCGTAAGGCTGTTGCTAAGTTGCGTTCAAACAAGGCTGTACCTCGTGAAGGTTCTCTTTACTGGTGCGGTATCCACCCAGAAGTTTCACACGACCTTCGTGCAGAAACAGGCGTTGGTGGATGGAACGACATGCACAAGTACGCAGAGACTGGCACAGGACAGTTCTGGCCAGGAACTATCGGAACATTTGAAGGTGCTTACTTCGTTGAGACACCTCGTATGTACCGTGGCGTAGACGGTGCAGACCAGACAGCACTTGCTACAACAGCAGTAACTGTTGCTGGTACATCAGCAGGCTACACATTTGGTGTTGCTTCAACATCTGTAATCGCTACTTCTGCAGAAGCAGGAGACAAGATTTCAGGTACAGGTATCGCATCTGGTGCAAAGATTACATCTTTGGTTACATCAGGTTCAACAACTACAATCACTGTAGACACAGCAAACACTGCTGCAGTCACAGCGACAACCGTTGTAACAGTAACTCCAGTAACAGCCAACTACCGCACAATCCTTGCTGGAAAGCAGGCACTTGCGGAGGCAGTTGCACAGGAGCCAAATGTTGTCATCGGACCAGTCGTTGACCGCTTGATGCGTTTCCGCCCAATCGGTTGGTACGGAGTCCTCGGATTCTCTCTATACCGTCAGCAGGCGCTATACCGCATCGAAACTGGCTCATCAATCCAGTCATAATTTGATGGTGGAGGGGGCGGAGCAATCCGCTCCCTCTACACTTTAAAAGGAGAATAAATGGCAGAGTACAAGTTTGTACCACCCACAGTATTTGAAACCCCCATTGCGTGGGACAGACTGTTTATTCGTTACGGTATTGACCGTGGAGTTTCTGTCTTAATGATTGATGGTCGTTATTCAAGTTACCGCTTCCCTGCTCAAACAGATATTGCAGCATCCACTGAACATTACCTAGGTGGACACGAATATATTATTGATGAAAGAACTAAGAATCGTTTAACCGACCCAACTATCGGTGGCGATTACGGGGAGTACATAACAGAACTATGAATCTACATCAGAAGCAAAAGCACCCTGAGTTTGTTGAAGGATGCTTTGGCTGCAAGATTGGTACTTTGGAATTAGGTACTGGCGATGCGGGCAGAGCAGACTCTATGCCTCAGAAGAAATGGAACAAAGAGTTAGACCTTTACAAGTCTGCTCGTAACCAAGGCATCCAGCCAGCGGGAACATCAACAAAGCAAATTCAAAAAGCAATAGATGATTCCAACAAAGTTGGTAAAGCATTTGATGCTAACACGGGAGGATTTAAAGGATGACTGCCATCGTAGGTATTCAGGGAAAAGGCTGGGCGGTAATCGCTGCAGATTCCATGACTACCTATGATGACAAGCCATACTTCTCCAAGAGTTTTGAAAAGGTTACACGCAAGGGTGACTATGTATTTGCCTTTGCAGGCGATGCCATTGCTGGCAACATAGCCAACTTTATCTGGACACCACCTAAGTTTATTAAGACAGTACCTACGGATGTATTCGTACAGACCAAGGTACTGCCTTCGCTTCGTGATGTACTCAAAGACAATGGCTATGAGCCAGATACAACTAAGAATCCAGATGCTGGCTTTGATGCCCTTATCTGTATTAACGGAACCATCTATGAAGTAGACCAGGATTTCCTATGGTCACGAGATGACCGTGGGTTATATGCAGTAGGTAGCGGTGGCTCAATAGCACTAGGCGCATTAGCCACTGGCTTTAGTAAAAACTCTATGAAGGCTGCAGAGTTTGCAGCACGCAGGGCAATCAAGATTTCCGCTGACTACACAATCAGTGTTGGTGGAGATGTCAAAGTCATAACACAAAAGGGGAACGAAATGGCAGCAATGAAGAAAAAGGCGCTATCACCAGCGATGAAGAAGAAGGCTTACGCCATGGCTGAAAAAGTTGAGTCAAAGGGCGAAAAGGCTAAGGAACTTAAAAAAGGCGTAGCAATGCTAAAGAAGAAGGTTAAGTAATTATGTGCACAACATGCGGATGCGGAAGCAAGGTAGTAAATCAAGATGACAACTTTGGAACAGTTAACCCTTATGGCATCCCAGCCCCAGAGGTTAATAAGCCAACTACTTTGGGACAGAAGTAATGCCAAAGGGAATGGGTTTCAAAGCAGCACAGAAGTCAATCGCAAAGAAGCAAGGAATCCCAATGAAGAACGCGGGAGCAATCCTTGCAGCAGGTGCTCGCGGTGCGAGTGCAGCAGCAAAGAAGTCTAATCCAAATCTTAAGAAGGTTAAAGGAAAGTAAATGACAGACCCAAGACTAAAGCGAGCAGGAGTGTCAGGTTTCAACAAGCCTAAGCGCACACCAAGTCACCCAACAAAGTCACATGTAGTTGTGGCTAAAGAAGGAGATAAGGTCAAGACTATTCGCTTTGGTCAGCAGGGTGTCACTGGAGATAAGACTCCAACAGCAAGACAAAAATCGTTCAAGGCTCGTCATGCTACAAACATTGCCAAAGGCAAGATGAGTGCAGCGTACTGGGCAGATAAGGTGAAGTGGTAACTATGGCTACAGGTTATGCAGGTTCTACACTCGTTGCTGAATTAAACAGGCTTGCCAATGCTGGCACATACCCAGCCCGTACTGCTTTTAAAGAAGCACCAGGTGCAGCCAACCTATGGGCTGGTACTACTGGTAAAGACTTACTAGGAGCGCTGAACTACAAGGCTGACTCAACTCGCCAGCCAAACAATTACAAAGGTTTAAACGCAGTATGCAACGAACTTGCTGGAACCACTGGTAAGTCAGCCGTATCAGCATTAAGGAGCATCAATCTGTGAGCACCCTTGAACAGATGACTGACCGTATTGAGACACTTCTCCACGGTTACAGCATGAACACAGAATCAACTACTTGGCTTACAGCACCTGCTACAACATCAGACACTAGCATTTCAGTTAATGATTCAAGCGTAGTTAGCCGTGGCTTTGTTCAAATTGGTGATGAGTTGATGTATGTCAATAGCACTAACAACATTGACAACATTCTTAACCTTGCTCCGTGGGGGCGTGGGCAGCGTGGCTCTGTTGCTGTAGCGCATGACAATCTATCTAAGGTTATTGCTGCTCCAGTATTCCCACGCTATGAAATCAAGAAGGCTATCAACGACACAATCAACTCTGTGTATCCTCAAGTCTTTGCCATCGGTCAGTACCAGTTCAATTACATTGCTGCTCGTACAACCTACGATATTCCTGACGAAGTGCAGAACATCCTTACAGTTACTCACTCAGTTATTGGTCCATCTAAAGAATGGCTACCAGTTCGTGCGTGGCAGATTGACCGTACTGCTAACCCAACAGCCTTTGGCGATGGCACTAACTTTGGTCACAGCCTTAGCGTGTATTCACCTATCGTTCCAGGTCGTCCTGTGAATGTGGCTTTTGCTAAGCGCCCATCACTTTTTGATATTAACTCAACAGCATCACAAGAAATGTCTACCGTTACTGGTCTGCCATCGTATGCCGAAGATGTGCTCATCTATGGAGCAGCCTTCCGTATGGTTTCATTCCTTGACCCAGCACGCTTGGGTCCATTGTCTGCAGAAGCAGATGTTCTTGACAATCAGCGTGGAGCACAAAGCGGTGCTAACGCAGCACGCTTCTTGTTCAATGTTTACAACACTCGTCTAAACGAAGTGGCGGAGAACATGCGCCGTCAGTTCCCAGTTCGTTCACACTATCAGAGATAAGGCACCCACATGGCAGCAGGCGACCCAGGAGTACTCAAGCGGAATTTTTCCGCCACAGCAATTCAAACCACGCTAGTTAACTCTATTTCATCAGCAGCAACAGGCGATACAACAACAAGTGTTGCCGTTGTATCTACTAGCGGTTTTCCATCTACTGTTCCTTACACACTTATTCTTGACCCAGACGGTTCAAAAGAAGAAGTAGTAACGGTAACGGCTGCATCGTCAACCACCCTTACTATTACCCGTGGACAAGATAATACTCCTGCAGTAGCACACTCTGCTGGTACATCTGTTCGCCATGGTGTATCTGGTCGTGACTTTAAAGAAGAACAAACTCACCAAGCAGCCCGTGGCTATGATGCTGATACAGCAATTCTTTCATCTGCAGGCTTAACACATGTGCACGGTTTACAAACTGGCGATGGCTCAGTAGTTGGTTCAACTCAGTCAGTAACCCTTACTCGTAAGACACTGACCACACCAACAATCAACGGTGCAACTCTTACAGGTGCTGTTACCTCTACCGCTGCTATTGACATGACTGGTGGAACAATTACTGGTCTTTCATCTGCAGGTATGGTGGCATCATCTGCAGCACCTAAGTCTTATGTTGATGCCATTCTTGGCTCAGCAACGGCTGCTTCTACATCTGCAACAAGTGCAGCCACAAGCGCTACAAGCGCAGCCACCTCAGCAACATCGGCTGCTACAAGTGCTACATCATCTGCATCAAGTGCAAGTGCTGCAGCAACAAGTGCTTCATCGGCTTTAACTTCTCAGACCGCTGCAGCAACTAGCGCTACAAGCGCTGCTGCCTCTGCTACGGCAGCAGCAACAAGTGCTACTAGTGCTGCTGCTTCTGCAACTACATCATCTAACTCAGCAGCAACTGCAACTACACAGGCTGCAAATGCAGCAACAAGCGCAACTTCGGCTGCCACATCTGCTACCTCTGCTGCAGCATCAGCAACCGCTGCTGCAACTTCTGCAACTTCGGCTGCTGCCTCAGCAACTACCGCTGCAGGTTATATAGTCCCATCTCAAACTGGTAATGCTAATAAGGCTTTAATTACAAATGGAACAACAACATCTTGGTCAGCAAGTATTAATGGAACTGCAATACCAGCATCTAAAACTCTTGTTGATACAGATAGTTCTCAGACTCTTACTAATAAAACATTAACTTCACCAGTATTGACTACCCCAAGTATCAGCAATATTGATGCCAAGGGAGATATTCTGGTTGGAACAGCCAATGACACATTGGGTGTGCTAACCGCTGGCAACAACGGCGAGACACTCGTAGCAGATAGTTCCACTTCAACAGGCTTGCGCTATCAAGGTTCAATCTCGGCAGGTCGCAACTTTGTAATAAATGGTGGTTTTGATATTTGGCAAAGAGGCACTTCATTTACTGGCGCAAATAGCAATACTTACACCGCAGACCGCTGGAATATGTATTTTGGAGTTACACCGACCGCCTACACAATTAGCCGTCAGTCATCTGGTTTAACTGGTTTTCCATATGCAATCAGAGTGCAGCGCAATAACGGTGCAACCGATACGACAGGCGGTGCGGTTGGTTCTAGTATTGAAATTGCCAACGCAACTTATTTGGCTGGGCAAAACATCGTGTTTTCATTTTATGCACGAAAGGGTGCTTTGTTTTCTCAGGCAAGTTCAATCGTGACAGCCTCGCTTAAAACTGGTACTGGTTCAACAGATGCAAATGGTATTTACAATACATACACAGGAGAAGCCACTCCAATTTCACAAAATACAACTTTGACAACTTCTTGGCAGCGATTTACTTATACTGCAACTCTTGGTTCAAGTGTTACACAGGTTGCAATTCAATTTAACGCTGGTGCTGCGGGTACGGCAGGTGCAACAGATTATTATGAAATCGCTGGTGTGCAGGTTGAGGTTGGTTCTATTGCAACGCAGTTCAGTCGCGCAGGAGGAACAATCCAAGGAGAATTAGCCGCTTGTCAGCGTTATTACTACCGCACAACTGCTGATAGCGATAATCAAAACCTTAACTCGTTAGGTTGGTTTGACAGCACGACTCTTTCAGTTAATCAAACCACTTTTCCTGTTCCAATGCGTATCCGACCAACAGCGGTTGAAACAACAGGAACTGCAAGTAATTATTTAATTGCTGCAACTGGTTTTGGTGGTAATGCTTCTGCTGTGTCTTATGATGCAACAACAACGGCACAAGCGGGTGTCACATTGTTCACGATTTCAGGTGGTACCGCTGGGCGTGTCACACAATTACGTTCATCAGGTGCAAATCGTTATCTAGGTTGGAGTGCAGAACTATGATTGAATACATTGAAATAGGACAAGATTTAAGCGGAAACAAAATCTTTGGACGAGTGGACGAGGATGGGCTTATTCGTGTGACTTGCACACAGGATAATCCTGATTATCAGGCTTGGTTAAATCCTAAAGCGGAACAATTCACACCGATTGTTAAAGATGAGCCAGCAGTTAAGAAGTAGCAATGGATGGCTTGCATCGAAAGACGCAGCTGAATTGCATATTGTCAGCGTTCCAATTGAAGGCACAAAGATCAAGGTTCGATGTGCAAAAGCCGTTGCACCATTGATCGCTGGATTTTGTAAAGAATTTAATGAGCTGATCGAGCCGATTGATGGCGGCGCCTTGGATGACTGGGGCTATTGTTTTCGCAATGTACGCGGATCAACAGACAAGCTCTCAAATCATTCATCTGGAACAGCTATCGATCTAAACGCGACAAAGCATCCATTGGGCAAAATCGGAACGTTTCCGCCGGAAAAAGTACCGATGATCCGAGCATTGGCCAAGAAGTACGGCTTAAAATGGGGCGGAGATTACAAAGGCAGAGCTGACGAAATGCATTTTGAAATAGAATTGGGTGAAGCGAAGGTCGCAGCACTCATCGGGAGCCTGAAGTTAGGAGATGAATAATGGATAAGACAAAAGCACTATTGGCATCTTGGGCTAGAAGTTCAGTTGCCGGAGCGTTGGCCGTTTATATGACTGGCAATACAAATTTAAAGGATCTTTCGATGGGCCTAGTCGCAGGTTTGGTTCCTATGCTTGCACGTTGGGCAAATCCAAAAGACGATTTGGGCTTGAAGAAGTGAGCGTCGGCGAATGGACGGCGGTGGGTGGGCTTGTTATTGCGGTGCTTACTGCCGTTTATTCGTCAATGAGATTTCTGGTGAAGTCGATCATGCGGGAACTGACGCCAAATGGTGGGAACAGCCTCAAGGATCAAGTCTCTCGCATTGAATCTAGATTGGATCAATTGATGCTGGAGATAGCTCTTAAAAAGTAGACACGCCGGCGACAATCTTGCCAATGTCGGCTATCAATGTCATTC